GCCCTGTCAGGCAGGGCGGCTCTTTTGTCAGCTATCCAGCACCTCGTAGCTCTCTGCGGTGAAGGGGGCCTCGATGGTGCCCAGCTTTGCAGCCTCCCAGTCAGCCAAGGTCAGATCGTCAAAGCTGACGCCCTTGACGGCGATCCGCTGGTTGTTGGGGTTGTCCGGGTCATCCAGATTGCTGATGATGGTGTGACGCAGATCCGTGCCGTTGTTGATGGCTGCCGCTTCCAGCTCGATCAGGCGGCTGGTAGCGTTATAGATCCGCACCGTGCCGGTGACGGATACACCGGTGAGCTTCTTACCGGACACCAGCGTCCGGCAACGGGCCACGTCATCCTTGGTCTTGTTCACTTTGATCTGGCAGCCGTAGCACTCGGACACCTGCTCACCATCCAGCCAGAGGGAGCCCCAGGTACCGCTTCGGACCAGTTTCGATTCTAAGATATCAGACATTGCGTTCCCTCCTTACTGCGCCTGCAAAATGATGTGGAAATCTTCCATGGCATCCAGCACCTTGCCGTACAACTGAAGGAACACATGGCTGCCGGTGTCCTCCTTGCGCAGCTCCTCGTTGCTGAGGGCACTGATTCGGGCAATCTCACTGGAATTGCCGGATGCCTGCTCCAACAGGTAGGCGCGGGTAGTGTCCGCGTCCAGCTCCGCGCCGGAACTGCCCGCACGGATCACACCCTGAGCCTCCAATGCGGAGAGGTAGTCCCGCAGGGCCGTCAGCAGGATGCACTTGTTATCGTAGGTGTTGGCGCACTTGCCCAGATATTCATCTTCCACCGTGGTGATGGCATAGTAGCGGATCAGATCCACCGCTGCCACCAGCTTGATCTTCTTGAGCATCTCAGGATCCGTAGCCGCCAGTTTGGTCTTGGAGGTCACAGCCCTGCCAAGCTTGATCTTCCGGCCGTCATCCACCAGGATCAGCTTGCCGGCATCCACAGCAGTGTCAGGGTCGGCCTCCGGAGTGATCGCAGTCAGCTCGTCCAGCGCCGCATAGGTAGCGGAGCAGTTGGCGGGCGTACCAGCCAGCAGGCCGGCGATCCGGGGTGCGTACTGTGCTGCGGTAATTGCGTTGGCGCCGGACTTGATCCCGGCGGCGACGAAGTTGATGGTACCCTCATCATCACCGGCGGTGGCAGGCAGCACAGCTTTGCCGATATAGCGCTTTTTACGTTGGGCCTTGACCAGACCGGACAGTGTGGTGGCGTCGCTGGCGGGCATATCCACCGGCCCCGCCAGATAGTCATAGCTGTAGGCGGACAGCGCCGCGAAGCCCGTGGCGATCTCCGTAGCGGTGGCGATCACAGCCACATAGACAACAGACGGCCGGTTGATATAACCGATCATCGCCCGTTTGATGGCGGTGACATTGGCCGCGCCCAGCTGGGCGGGAATGTCACTCTCACGGTGGATTGTATAGACACCGTTATCCTTTGCGTCCCGCAGAATCAGCGCCACAGCACCGGCGGACATCCGCGCGGACACCGTTCCGGCCGCTTTTTCCAGCGAGAAGGTCAATTCAGGTAATCCCATGATATGTTCTCCTCTCATTTTACGTTTGTACGGACAGACACCGTGTAGGTATCCGCCGCCGGTACATCTGCCTGGTCTGCTCCCGGGCGGTCATCCATCCACGCCGCGCTGATCTGCAGGTACGCCCGATCCGGATCTCTCGGCAGCGCCTTCAGATCCAGCTTCAGGTGGCGGTCTCCAACAGTCAGAGGCGGTGTCAGCAGTGTGAGTGCGTCATCTGCGTCTCCCGCCAGCCGGAACCAGGATGCGTCATAGTGCTCATCCATCTGGTCATAGATGGTCAGCCGGATCTGCAGCTCCCGGCGAACGAACAACCGGTTTGCATCTGTCTGTCCGTTTTTTTCCACAGCCAGCCAGAAGGACGGCCGGTCAAAGTCTACCGGGCACACATCCACATAGACGGTGCGGTCCGGCCACCTTTCCAGGAGGCGGTCATTGATGGCATTCAGAATTTCAGTTGTCTTCAACAGATCCCTCCTCAGCCTTCCAGCTTTTTCGCGACAAGCTCTTCAATGCGCCGTGCGCCGGTCTCCGCCAGCTGGTCCAGCTCCTGAGCGGCGGTGTTGCGGTACATATACTTTCCGGGTACCCGACTCGCTTTCGCCCGGGAGCGCCGCTTTCGTTTGGCCTTCCCGGATGCCGTTCTCACCTCATGCCCGTTTTCCAGCGCATTGGTGATATAACCGGCGGCGTATTTGCCGACATTGGTCTTGGCCTTGGCCCGGACGGCCACATAGCCCTTTCCGCTGCCGACCCGATACTCCTGTACCCCGGCAATCTTGCCGGTGCCGCCGATCCGCCCCTGCACATCTGACAGCAGGGAAGCACCTGCTTCGGCAAAAAACTCCGCTCTGGCCTCCCGGATCAGCTCCGGGGCCACGTCCAGCTTCGTGATGACTTCCCGCAAGCCGCTGATCTCGACGCTCTGCATCAGGCATCCCTCCGGCGCTCGATCACATACTCATTTTTGTAGTCCTCCAGATCCAGCCGCTGCAGCACCGTATACGGTGCGCTGTCTCCCTGCTGAATCAGGTCTCCCGTCCGCAGCTCCACAGCCTTTGGCGTCACAAGGACCCTTTCCAGCGTCTCACGGCGGAAAACCTCGTCCTCCTCGCTGCGGTAATACCGCTCTGCAAGGATGCCGGGGAAAGTGTAGGCCGCCTGCGGAATCGCCACCGGCCTGTTTCTGGCATCCCTGCCTGTCCGATCCTGCGGCTTGGCGGTCAGCGTCTCCGGATGGCAGATAGCCGCCCGAATCTCCTGTCGGTCCCGCTCTGCGCCCATGGAGATGGCGGTCAGATGCAGGAATTCGCCGTTCCAGCGGATGGCGTCGCGCAGGGTCAGACGCCGGTCGGGCCGGATCGTCACCGTGACCCCCCTTGCGCCGACACCCACGGCGGAGAACAAATTGCGCTGGGTGTCGATCTTTACGGCGGCCCACCGCTTCCGCTCCGAGACCCACGAAAGAGCCCCGGTCTCATCATCCAACACCAGTGTCAAGATCTCAATCTTCTCGGTCAGTGCGGAAGAAAGCTGCTCATGCATCTCGCTCACCCCTCGCTGGGCAGAAGATTCGTGCTATGCAGGTCCAGGATCTGCATGACCATCGGGTTCTTGCCCGTGTATTGAGCTGTGATCTGACGGTTGTCGATCATCTCCGCCGCCATGACCTTCACCGCATAGGCGAGATCCTCCAGCTCGGTCTTCTCCATATCGAGCCCGGTATAAGCGCCCGCCGCGGCCTTCGCTGCCGACAAGGCACCTTCGCACTCCGACTGCTCCATGGGGGATAGCGCGCCATACTCTTCAGGCTCTATGATTTTTCTTGAAAAGAAGGCAATATCTGCCGCCGTCAGATCACATGGTCTCATGCTCAGGCCTCCGCCGCAGCGGCGATCGCGGCGGAAATCTCCGCCTTCGTCCAGCCGGATTTGACCTCGATCCCCATGCTCTCGGCCTTCTGGATTAGCTCGTTCTTCGTCATCTCCGAGGAATTTGCTGCGGCGGGCTCTACCACTGCCAGATAACCGCATTTCAGCAGGGGGTCCGCGATGTATTCAGGCACATCGCGAACCTCACCCCGAAACATGGCAAGCTCAGCCCCTGCGAAGCTGAGGTTTGCTGTCACTTTCATGGCCGCACCTCCCAAGATTAGGATGCAGCCATGGTCAGGGAGCTGACCTTCTTGGAGTCCGTGATCTTGGCGTCATACTCACCGAAGGCCAGCACGCCGATCATGTTCTTCGTGGCGAACTTCTCGCGCAACACCTGGACTTCCACACTCTTGGTCGCCTTGATGGTGTAGCCGCTCAGATCGCCGAAGATGATTGGCTTCTTGCCGGCGGCCATAATGGGCATGGAGTCGGATTCGATGACCGGGCGGCCCAGAATCTTATACTCATCCTCCTTGAAGTAAGGCTGGCCGTTGTTGTCCTTCAGCTTGCAGATGGCGGTATAGGTGGCGGGGTTCATGATCCAGCTGGCCTTACCGCGGAAACGCTGCTTCAGGGAGTGCTTCAGGCTGACCAGCTCATCATAGGTGACCGCAGTGGCCGCCGCGGCGGTCACTCCGCTGGCTGCGGACTGAATGCCGGTGATCTTGCCGGAAGTGCCGTTGACAAACTCACCCTCCAGCTTTTCGGCCATGGCTTCAGCTACCTGGTTGATAACAAAGTCCACCACATTGATGTCCGTGTTGTCCTTCAGCTTGTTGGATACCAGGGCCAGTGCACCAATCACGAAGCCGGTCAGGTCGATGGTGGTGAACTTGCCGATGTTGTCGGTCAGATCAGTGCCCTCGTCCACATAATCAGCATCGATGTAATTGGTGGTGTCCTCGCCATACACAGGCACAGACAGCTTGCCGTTGGTATAGACCACATCAGCGAGCTGCAGGAAGGGGACCATGTCCCGCACCGCCTTGATGATGCGGTTGGCGATGGTAGTGGGCACGATAGAGCCGTTATTGCCCTGCGTGAGCTGGATCTCACCGGCACGATTTTCCATCGCGCGGTTCATAATGAAGTCGGCAAAGACCTTCTCCTCGGCGGCCGCGCGCTCCTCCACCGTCATCTCATGCTGTTCGGTGGGCTGCTGCACGGTAGGGATGTTGCGGGCGCGCTCCTCGCGGGCAAGGGTGTCGTCGATGTCCTGGATCTCCTTCTCGGCGGCATCAAAGGCCCGCGTCTCTTCCTCGGTCATGGCGCGCTCTTCCTGGTCGGCCGCATCTACCAGGGCAGCAAGCTGCTGCTTCAGTTCTTCGCGGCGCTCCATCAGCTTCTTCAGGTTCTTCATGTAAGCAATTCCTCCGTTTTTATTATTTCAGCGCCGCGATGCGGCCCCTGAATTCAGAATTATCAAATGCCGGCGTGTGCAGAGCAGGGCCGGACAGCGTAGGCTCATCCAAAGAGGCTCTGGTCTCCAGTTCGATGTCCTCGCCCGCACGCAGTTCCACAGAAGTTGCGGAGTAGATCGGGCTTTTTTTCACAACAAGCGTCAGATGATCCAGATCCAGCGCCTTGATGTGTCGGATCGGCAGATCACCCGCACGTTCCTCCATGGAATCCTTGACGTTGTACATCCCGAAGGACCAGCCGCGGATCTTCCCCTTTTTGGCAAGCTCGATCAGATCCTTATCCTTGATGAGGACATCAGCGTGAAGGCCGATAGCGTCCTCTTTCAGCGTTACTGTGCCGTCATCCGTGCTGGCATAGATATGGCTTTTGTCGTGGTCCACCGTTACAGTAATGTTTCCTGCGCGGCTGATCGCTTCCGCAAAGGCGCGGGGCTCAATTTCCTCAATCACCTTGCCCCGCGGCGTAATCACCGGCCGGCTTTTCTTCTCTGTCACGTTGACATATCCGGTGATCCGTGCTCCGTCCGCACGGACTTCAATATTCATCATACGTCAGGCTCCTCCTTCTGCTTTGTGGGCGGTTCCTGTGGGGGATTGAGCGTCTGCTCGCCCATCACAGAGACCTGCCCGGTATTGGGTGTATAGATTCGCTTGGTTTTTGGATCGTACAGAACATCCTGCAGCCCCAGTCTGATCCAGGACAGGCCCAGCGGCGCCAGGTCTTCCTGATAGCGCACCTCATCGATCTGCATGAAGTTGGACTCCAGGGCGACCTTGTAGGCGTCAAACCGCGTCTTCATATCGCCCTTCAGAAGTTCTTTGGTGTCAAAGGCCCAGTAAAGCGGGTGTTCAGCGTGTTTTTCGGATTCCCGCAGCATGTCCCGGTTCAGTGCGCACTGAATGACGGTCATCAGCGGAATGGCAGCCATCTTTGCAAGGCCTTCTACTACATCCGCGCCGGATTTGCCGCTCAGGGACTCCGGAGAGACGTGGAACAGCTTCGCAAGCTCCACCGCGTTCGTCTCCTTGTTCTCATTGAGCTGCATTTCCACGGCGGTATCCGAGATTTCCTTGAAGCTGAGTCCCTGGTTCAGCACAACAAAGGGCTCTTTATCTGCGTTGGAGTACATGCTTTGAAATTTTGTGCGCAGATCGTTGATCTGCCCCTGCTCCAAACGCTTTTCGGCCTGCAGGAACCCTCGCTTATTGCCACCTCTGGCCGCCATGTGGCTTTCCAGCACCAGTGTGAGGTACATGGACTCGATCAGCTGGCTGTTTTCCTTCGTGATAGGCATCCCTTCGGCGCCGTCCTTCGTGTTTCGGAGGATCTTCAGGAAGTTGTGCGGATAGTAGGAAACCCCGTTGACGGCGATATTGAAGTCCTTGAAGATGGGATCTGTGTTCTTCAGGATGGAAATATTCGACTCGTCAATGTAATGGATGCTGCGGAACTCTCCGAAGTCGCTCCGATCGATGTAGGCATACCCGCCCTTGCCGAGATAGTAGTCCCGGATCATGGCCCGCCAGAACTCGTTTGCGTTCAGCGTGTCACCAGTATCATCATTCAGCAGAAATACACGGGGATCATCGGTGATGGCAACGGCCTTCCCGCCCTCATCGCGGTATAGGCCCAGCGGCGTAGCGGCGACGATATTGGCAATCAGGTCAATGGAACCGGAAATGGTCGGGATCTGCATGGCTTTATCTCTGGTCGAGCCCCCGCTCTGCATAATGGCCAGGATCAGATCTGCCATCGTAGGAGCCACGGCCACCGCTGCGGTTTCAGCCCTATTCTCTTTTCGTTTGAATGGCCACATCGGCGCGTATCCTCCTGTTAAGTCTGGATTGCCCAGTCCATCGATTTATCGAACAGCATGGCCTGCTGCATCAGATATACGGCAATGATGATGGAAACGACCATATCCACCTTGCCGGCAGACCTCTTCTTGTTCACGTATTTATTCAGGTTCGTATCCTCTGTGCACCGCGCATTCTGGAAGTTGATCTCCAGCAGCCGGTTTTCATCATAGGCGAACTCCCGCTTCAAAATTGCCTCCCGCAGCAGCTTGGTGGGCGGATGCAGCACCGAGGAGTGCTGCTTCACTTCCACGCATTCCATGCCAGCGGCCTCCAGCTTCTGCACGGTGGAGATGGCGTTATAGCGGTCGTAGCCGATCTGCATGACCTCCACACCGTACTTCTCGGCCATGCCCAGGATCCACCGCTCCACGAAACCGTAGTCGATGACCTCCTCACCTTCGGCAAAACAGTTGCCGGCGGCGATCAGCTTTTTATAATCAACATTTTCCTTTTTGCTCTTGATCTCAACACGGTCCTTCGGCAGGATGCCCCATACCTTGGCATGGATCACCCCGTCCGCCTCTGTCACCATGGCCACGGACGTGTTATCGTCCGTCTGGGACAGGTCAAAGCCGACCCAAACACGGCGGCCCCGCCAGAAGGCTAGATCCTCAGTGATCCGGCAGCGCTTGACCTTCTGCACGTCCACATAGCCCTCGACGCCGAGGCCCTTGTACATGATGTTGCAGTGCTTACAAAGGAAATTCTCCCGCTTGTTTTCGTAGAGAATGGCCATGGCCCGGAGATCCTTGATCGACTCAAAGACCTCTTTGTTGTTCACCGCAACAGGGTTTGCCTGGTAGATGACCAGGTCATCGGTCTCCCACTTTTTCCGGAGCGCGTCATCTGGCTCATAGAGCAGCGCGAAGACGTTCTCTTTGTCCAGCACCTCATCCAGAACTTTTTTTGCGATGTCGATCTCATCGATCATCACGTTATTGTCGTTGGGGTACTGCGTGGAAATGATAATGCCCAGCTTGTTGACGAGGGTGATCTGAGAAGATCGCATGGCCTCCACCGGATAGCTGTCCAGCGCGCCGGCCTCGTCAGCCAGGAAGATATTTGCCAGACGGCCGTCCATGCCGTCGTTGGAATATGCGAGGGGTGTATATTCAATCTCGTTGATCAGGCAGGTGATCAGATCCCTGTTGATCTTGAAATACTTCGTCAGTGCCGGCGAGACCTTGATGATCTTGCGCACGGCCAGCCGCAGCTCCGAGGACAGCTTGAAGTCCGGCGCCACAGAGAAGAAACGGGAGAAGCGGGGCTCCGTCAGCATCCCCAGAATGAAGATGATTGCGGAGTTGAAGGTCTTGAAGTTCTTTCGGGCGATCTCGAGAACAGCGGTCTGATAGAAGCGCCGGTCGTCCTCACGCCGCCGCGTACAGAATACGGCCACGATCAGGAACCAGGCGTAATCTTCAAGGCCGTCATACATGGAGCAGTGGAGATCCGGGTGCACCATCAGCTTCAGAAGTTTGCATATCTTCCGATAGGCCTTTTCACTGATGTAGGCTTCCTTATGCTTCCCGTCCGCGATCTTCAGCCACTTATTCGCCTGGAGCTTTACATACTTACCGACCTTCCGATTGCTGCGCTGCGCACACCACTTGGCGTACCGGTAAGCGCGGCTGTCTTTAATCATCATCGCTCAGGGCCGCCAGCAGGGGGTCCTTTTTCTCCTTCTGTTTCTGCGCGGCAAGACTGCCAATTTTGGCGCGGGCCTGCGGAGAGAGGCAAAGCTCATTGCATCCCCGCCACAGATCGCTCTGGTACTTGGCCCGGGCATTCTGCAGACTGGTGTGCATGACGAGCCCCGGGTCGGCATCGATCAGGCCGTTAATATAGCGCAGCCGGTCAATAGCGATGGCTGTGCTCTCCAGCACAAATACGTCCAGCTGGCCGAGAATGTCACTGGCAACCAGACCGTTCACGATAAACTGAAAGATCTCACGCTGCCCATCGGTCAGGTCCACAGGCGGCTCCGGAGGTACATTCTCACCGCGCAACTTATCCTCAACGTCCTGCCGGATCGCCGCATCGTCGCCGGCGATTGCGCCGGTCTTCACGCGCACCGACTTACTCGGTCTTGCCATGTTCCTGCCCTCCTTCCGCGCCGCAGCGCCTTGATCGGTACCAGAATTGTTCTGCGTGTCGGCGCTTTTCTTAACGGCGGTGCTCAGCATGGCCCGCCGGCAATTTCTCATTTCTAAACTTCGTTATGTTCGAGGGTCCGCTGTTGGTCTTGACACACTCCTCCTGTCAAAACTCAGACCCACCGGGGGGGTATCTCTGTGAGACCGTGGAGGTAGTCCCTGGGAATGTCCCCGTCATCGGCCATGCGATGATGCCTGCTGCAGCAGGTCAGAAGGTTCCCATCATCAAGCCGCAGATCGAATCTCTCTTCCAGCGGTTCAATGTGATGTACCGACAGCTCCTGATCCAGACCCGGAACGCCATAGACACCATAGCTGCCCTCGTTACAGATCCGGCACAGGTGATAATCCCGGCTGACAACCTGGTTTCGCTTCTTTTGCCAGGTGTAAGTCTTTCTGAAGCTTGATGTCTTTTCGTTCCGGTGGCGTGCCTGCTTCGGTTTTTGAGGGCACACATATCCTCGCGGATGGATCCGTCCGCAATATTGGCATGACTTTAACATTGTTTTCCCTCCAAAAAAGGAAAGCGGCACGCTGAGCTCTCCCCAAAACCCAGCGTGCCATATAGGAACCCGATACTATGGCCGCCTCGGTGCCGGGCG